TTAAAACCTTATATATTGCGTCCCTAAGAAGGGACGATTAACAAAAATTAACGTCCTTTACTTTCTACAAGTAACAGGGCTTTTTTTTGCCCGTTTTTGAGGATTCGCACCATGGAAGATAAGCAAGGGATGACAAAGGCGGTTGTCGGCGTGATGACGGACGCACCGGCGGACGGCAGGAAGCCGGCAACCGCTTCAAATCTTCCCCCCTTATCTAACAGGGGGGGACAGAAACCGAAACGGCAGGCAGGGTTCAGGAAGTCTTCGAATGTTACGAAACGTACATAACGGACGGCAAAGGAAACCTGTTAGGCGTTCCTCTTCGGCGCGGTGTATCAGATTCGGCTTTCATTGATCAAATTAGCTTTTCATTTCATGAAAAAACCTTTTTCGATAAATACGGCGTTCGTGTAAGTCTTTTGGAAGACGAAGATTTTATTCGCGCCGCGTCCATGCTCGCCGAAGAAGTTTTCGGTTTCGGTATCTACAAAGAGTCCAAAGGTTCGGGCGGGCGTTTTTATGAGCGCTGTTGGTTGATGGGTTCGGAAGACGTCCTATACGGTCGCGTCCATTTTGGCGGACAAAACAATACCATTCTTTTCGAACTGACCGGCACCGGTTGCGGCGTCGCAAAAGAAGGCTGGGAATCACGACTTTTCGCATTCCTGACTAATGCAATCCGCCCAAAAATAACACGCGTTGATATCGCAAAAGACTTTTTCAACGGCGAATACAGCCCGAACCAAGCCCGTGAAGACCGAAATAAAGGTATGTTTACCTGTCATCACGTCAAACCAAAAGGCGAATGTTTGGGGTCAGATTGGGAAGAAGACGATGAAGCCAAAATGACCAAAGGCAAGACCTATGGTATCGGCTCCCGTGAATCGTCCAAATATGTCCGCGTCTATGAAAAAGGCAAGCAGTTGGGCGATAAAACAAGCACATGGACGCGATTTGAAATTGAATTCAAAGCAAAAGATATCGTTATCCCTTTCGAAGTTTTGCAGAATCCGGGCGAATATTTCGGCGGCGCATATCCGATTTGCGAACGATTCGTCCAAAAGGCAACGCGCATACACGCGGTTAAGGAAGATAAGGTCATTTCAGCCGACCGCTACCTTGAATGGGTAAAAAAACAGTTTGGACGTGCGGCAAACGGTCTGAAATTCATTTTTCCCGAATTGGACAAAGCCAAACTGTTTGAACTGATTGAGCCGAGTCATCACAAGCTGCCCAAGTCTTTGGCTCCCGAAGCCTACGACTGCGCCTTTTTGAAAGCTCAAGCCATTCATGAACAGCCCGCATTCAAACCGTACAAAGACCCTTACTATATGTACGAATATTACGAGAATCTTGAAAAACAGCTTGAACAGCAAAAACACGTCAACAATGAAGAAAGCTATAACAACTTCATTTACGACAAATTCGCAAGACTACCGATTTCATGGGCTTAAAGTGTCTGCCCGAAAGACGTTTAATCACACAAGGAAACCAAAAAATGAACATCCAACTTCAAGGCCACATCGTCGGCGTTAAAAAATTCAACGGACAAATCGAAGGCAGGAGCTTCGACTATTGCCGCCTGATTGTCGCCACACCCTTAGACAGCTCCCAAGGCAACGCATTGGGCAGCTCTACTACTGAATACGATTTCGGCGGCTCTGCCAATTTCGAGCAGTTCCGAAACGCCCAATTTCCCATCGAAGCAAACCTGAACGTAGAAATCGTCACTACGGGCAAAACCCAAAAACTGAAAGTCATCGGTTTTCAACCCGTTAAGAAAGGCTGATTGAATGCAGAAAGTCTATGTTGTCCAGTCCGTATCAACAGGGGACTTTCTGTATCTCTCTCCTGAAACGGGCGACATCGGACATACCAAATTAATCACCAATGCCGATTATTTCTACGACTTCGAAGAAGCGATTAACGCAGGTTTGGAAGAAATCGGCAACCAATACGAATTTGTCGTATTCGGATTTTTGAAAGACTGATTTTCGGATGTTCGGCGGTCGTCTGAAAAACGCTCCATCCATTACCGCCAAACACTTTTTGAAGGAAAATATCATGAAATTTATTAACACCTGCCGTAAATACGGCGCAAAACTGGCTGTTGTAACAGCTGCTCCCCTGGCTTTGGCCGCACATGCAAATGCAACGTTGCCCGATACAGCAAAAAACGCTTTGGAAGCCGCAAAAGCGGACGGTATGGAAGCCGGTTGGATTGTAGTGGGCGTTTTCGCCGCGCTTTTTGTCTTTTCCATCGTTAAGAGAGTGATGAAGTAAGACGGCATGTACTACCAAGTCGGAAATAAATGTCTTGAGAAGCACCAGGCTGAAAACCTTTATTTCAGCTTGGTAGTACCAAGAATCAAAGAAAACGGACAGATTGTCAGGCCGGAATATAACGGCAGCCTGTGGAAGATGTCGGACGGTCAGCCGCTAAGGCTTTTATTGGCGGAATGCAGTCCGAAAGACAACCTGCAAAGCGGTCTTGAAACAGGCTGGATAGTATTCGGCATCCTCGCGTCCGTTTACTTTGTTTCCCTGCTGAAAAAGGTTTTGAAATGATGGATTTTTATTTTTATCTCGGCGTTTCCGTACCCGTATTAATCGGGGCGGTTCTGTTTAAGAATTGAGCGCATGAAGTTATGGTGTCAAAATCAGGCTTTCAAAACAATCATTGAAAGGCAGAACCATGAACAAGCCGTTTATCACTCAGGCGCAGTTGGCACTTTATAAATATCAGCCGTCCAGCAAGTATTTTGGGCAATCGATGGCGGTTATAGCGCAATCTGAATTTGTTGAATTTGCGAAGATTAATAAGTCTGAAAATGTTATTGATTGTTTCTCTTTTTTCTGGAATAGAAGAATTAAACATGATATTTGGCTAATCTCATTTTCTGATAATTCAGAAATGGTAATTAAAGAATCTCTGAAAGATGGTCATAAAATATACAAATTTGAATTTTGCGAAATTGTCGATAATTGCAATTTTGATGATGTATTCGTTTGAAGCGAATGCAAATGCAGTAAAAATATCTGAAACTGTTTCAGTTGATACCGGACAAGGTGCGAAAATTCATAAGTTTGTACCTAAAAATAGTAAAACTTATTCATCTGATTTAATAAAAACGGTAGATTTAACACACATCCCTACGGGCGCAAAAGCCCGAATCAACGCCAAAATAACCGCCAGCGTATCCCGCGCCGGCGTATTGGCGGGGGTCGGCAAACTTGCCCGCTTAGGCGCGAAATTCAGCACAAGGGCGGTTCCCTATGTCGGAACAGCCCTTTTAGCCCACGACGTATACGAAACTTTCAAAGAAGACATACAGGCACGAGGCTACCAATACGACCCCGAAACCGACAAATTTGCAAAGGTCTCAGGCTAAGTGCGCCTGTTGCCGCCTAAAAGGTAACCCGGATGCCTGATTATCGGGTATCCGGGGAGGATTAAGGGGGTATTTGGGTAAAATTAGGAGGTATTTGGGGCGAAAACAGCTGAAAACCTGTGTTGGGGTTTCGGATGTCGGGGAAGGGCTTTTTTGCAAAGGTCTCAACTCATGTTATTGCAAAGATCTCATGCCTTGTTTTGCCAGCAGGTTGAGTTCTTCTCCGACAATCAGCGTGGTAAAGCCCCGCCACAACACAGATCTATGTACTGTGGAAGGGCTTCAATTTATAGCTTTCGAAAATCTTTCAGCTTTAAGACGGCCTAAAGTTGTAATCTATAAAACAGGAGCTCAGAGTTTTACGGCTCACTCTCGCTTCGCGTTACCAAATACCAGCTTATCGGTTTTGAACGTATAGTAATCTATCCAATCCTGCAGATATTCATACGGGTAAGACAAGTCATACTGTTTCATAAAATCGAAGATGTCTTGATATTCGTCTGCCGGCAGCGGATCGTAAACAGTCAAATCCCTCGGCGCGATTTCGTGGTCTATGCCCAAATCGAAACCGTGCATGGATGCGATTTTGGCGTAGGTAACGATTTGCGGCTGCAGGTAGAAATCGAAATAGGACAATGTTTCTTTGGCAGCCATACGCGCGGTTTTTTTATCAAAAAGCGGCTCTAAGGCGGCCTTCATCGCCTCGGCATCCTGTTCGGCGAAAGCGAGGAAGAAGCGGTAATCGTACAACCGCTTTTGCAGCCATTTGCTAGGGGTGGGATGCGCCAAGACTTTCTCGCTACGTTGTTTCAACCGATCAAGCTGCTTACCCTCCACCATCAGCAGAGTATTGTAAATCATATGACGGTTGAGGTCGTATCGGTTTACGAAGGCTTCTGTATCGTTGGCGATGTTGTCGATATTGCGCACCAAAAACTCGCGCAGCTGCGGGCTGTCGCTCATCAGCATCAGAAACATCGGATCTTGAATGTTGAGCATGTCGCAGGGAAAGAAGAAGGGTTCGGGGTCTTCATCATCTACACTCTGCAAAATACCCAACTTTCCTGCAACATAAGCATATTGCTTGAATTTCTTAAGATCATGTTCAAATAGATAGGCATGGGAAGCCGCAGCTTCAGTGTACATTAAAATGTATTTCATCGCTGCAAGCGGCACGCCTTTTTTTTCATCTACATAATCTATAGATTCGGGGCAACCGCTATTGAAATTAGCAGTATTGCCTATGATTACATTAGTAATATGTTCATACCATTTTTGGGTGGTCATCATATTGTGCCCCATTGTTATCTCCTTATATTGGTTTTAGAAGGAACTTTGACAGAAAGAATAACGGCCTTACCTGTTTGACGATCAACGCCTGCTATTGCCGTTTTTAATTTGCCGTTCTGATTTGCTTTTAAGACAACTGCCTTAGCAGGACTACCATCAGGTAAACTTTTTACAACTTGTTTAATCCATTCACGACTCATCTGCGTATATCCACCCGCACCATTCGGATTCAGCTGTACCGTACCGTTCCTAATCTGCTTACTTTCTACAATCAAAACAACACTACCATCGGCAGCCTGCCATACATGATCAAAACCGTTATTTCCGCCGTATTTGCCGCCCGAAAGCACTCTGAAGCCATTTTGTTTAGCTAAAGAGTCAAATAACTGCTCGGTCATTTTACCTGTCGTGTCCCTTCCTTCGCCAATAGCTTTCAGCAATTGTTTGTCAGTTGCTGCAGTAACCCTTAATTCAGTTTGACCGATTTTGATTTTGGTTTTACTGACATAGCCCTGTGCAGTGGCAACGGTTGCTGCCTTGTCCAAGGCTTTTTTCATGCCTTGTAAATTTTTTGCCGCTTTCGCTACTTTATAGGCCTGTATCGATTCACCGATACCCGGAACCACACCCAGCAAAGCAAACAGGTGATCGGCAGCGGTCTGTGCTTGTACAAAACTCTGTATATCACCGATAATTGGAATAAATCCTGTCTGAAGAAGCAAAACTTCTCGATATTCTTCAGGATTTTCACGTATCCATTTTTGTTGTTCCTTTTGAAATTCATCACACTTTGCACCAACGCATCTAGGATACAAAGTATTATTCTCCACCGCTATCTGTGCCGCATTCGCCGCTGTATTCACATCCCCGCCTACAACGGCAGACGCAGTGCCGGCAACCAGTTTTGAATAGGCAGTAATCTTCGCTTTAGCTTTTTCGATTTCGGTCGCACTCATACGACTGAAATCAGTATTCTTAACCAAAGCCTCACCAACAATCTCACCGACTGCAGCGCCTATCGCACCATCCTGACACTTGCCCTTATTCGCCGCCGCTGCCGCACAGCCCGCTATGGAATGGGCAATCTTGTGGGTGGTATATCGCTGCCAGCCCTCTCTGTTGATAATCTTGCGTATGATTACGCCGTTTGATGGCTAATCGTACCTACGCAGGCTTAAAATTTCCATCAATCCATACCATTTGAGTTTTCATCTTCATAATATGGATGATCAAACAAATCTCCTTCCCAAATACATTCACTCGTTATACCTTGGGATTCCATGAAAGGAACATAAGAATAAAAATCTTTTTCATATTCTCCATAAAATATATTCATACCTTTGAGCCATACTGCATCGCATTCATCACACAGAATAATTTCATCATGAAGATATTTAGGTTTCGAATGGTAGAGATAGCCTTGTTGACAAGCAGGACACATTTTCATTCTCTTATTCATGATTATTCCATATAATCAATTTATTTTTGTGGGTAAGCAATAGTGATTTGATTGCTGCCTTTAGTCTGTACAACAATACGTATATAGCAAACTGATAATTTCCTGGTTTTTATCAGCTTTATCCTCAGATTCCAAACCCAATAATAAAAGCCGTTTGAAATTTTTTTCAGACGGCCTTAAAACTTAATTAAATAATGTCCGGATTTAACACCAAATCATATTCACCAAACTTTGGAAATAGAATTACCTTATCTTTTTGGGAATATAATTCTGTTTTTTCATATCGCTCATTATTAATAAAATCTTGTTTCAAAACATAGCAATCATCCGTATTTTCATTGAAGAAATAAGTATATCCTTCTGCTAAGTCATGAGATTCCAAAGTTATATAATCTCTCCATACAGCCATAGAAAGAAAATAATAATTCGAATTGGAATATTTTTGAAATTGATGGGTTAAATAATCCCTTCCAAATTTATCGAAAAAATTTACCGAAAAAAAACCTACTTCCTCTCGCAAGGTAATTACATATTCAGGTTGTGTCGCCGAACCTATTACGGCAGTATATAACTCCCCTTTAAGATGTTTTTCCTCAGCTTGTTTCTCAGAAAAAGGCTTATGAAGTCTCTTATAACCATAAGACCACTGCTCACAATAAAAAATATCTTTCTTCATTTGTAAATCCTTCCTGTTGTATCTCTAATGATAACATTTTCTTCTTGTGCCGCCCTTAATACAGATTGTGGAATTGGATTGACCTGAGCAGGAACTTCTAAAATAAGTTTTCCTTCAAGCTTTCTTCCTCTTATCGTAGTAGGTGTACTTGGAACATTGGAAATGACAGTACCAGGGCTATATTTTCTAACAGCCTCCTTGATATAACCAATCCCCGTACTTTCTTGGATTTGAGAAAATTGGGTAAATTTTCTTGAAATAATTTCCCTTGTCGCAGGATCATACGAATCTACCCTAAAATACCCCGTCGCCGATTTAGGATTGGCTACATAAAGCTCATTATAAGGGTATTTTGATGACATGATACGGTTAAATTCATTGCCGTTGTTTATCCTGATTCTATAAATTGGTTCAACAGCAAAGCCTCTGGATTCCCTTAATTGATTATAATATTGCCTGTATGTTTGTACATCATGTCTTGTCCACGGCTCTCCAGGAGTCCTCAGAATAGCAATCCCGTTAAATTTCGGATCCAGCCTTCGGATTTGATTGGTAATGGCCTGGATTTCAAGAATGGCATATTCATGTTCCAATTCTTGTCGCGGAGTCCAACGTATATTTACCCTCCTGCGAGCTAAAAGACTATTATTCTCCACTGCCACAGTAGCCGCATTCGCCGCCGTATTCACATCCCCTTTAACCAATGCCACTGCGCTGCCTGCGATAATCTGCGAGTAGGCTATGACTTTTTGGCGTTCTTGGGGTGACAGTTTGCCTACATCGCGTCCGTCCAACAGGGTTTCTCCCACCATCTCGCCGACTGCCGCGCCGATTGCGCCGTCCCGACATTTGCCTTTATTTGCTACCGCCGATGCACAGCCTGCTACGGCATGGGCTATCTTGTGGGCAATGTAGTCTTCGCTGAGATTAAATTTGATTTTGCTCGCTACTTCTCCGTGTACGGTACTGACTATCGCACCCAGTGCGGCATCGCCCAAGTTGTCTTTCAGGCTGCCGCCGTTGATGGCGGTATGGACACTTGCGGCAGCGGTGCTGTTGATCAGGTTAGCGGTCAGTTTGCCTGCTGCGGGACTGTGAAAATGTTTGCTGACGGCTTCGGCTGCTTGGGTGTTCAGCCCGCTTATGCCCTGCAGTACGCCTGCGGTTACGGCGGCGGTGGCGGCCTGTCTGACGGTGCTGCTTTTGCCCAGTTCTTTCAGGGTATGGTTTATGTCTCCTTTGTTGTTGATGAGGGAAACTGCGGCTTGGCTGGCGAGACTGGCCAGTGCGGCTTTGCCTGCGGCTGTGGTGATAGCTGCAGCTGATGTGCCTGCTGCTACTCCGGTTGTGGCTGCCGTTCCTGCTGCTACTCCAGTTCCGGCTGCCGTTCCTGCTGCGGCTCCTCCCGCTCCTGCGCCTGCCGCGCCCGCCGTTCCGGCGGCTGCCGGGGCGGACAGTGCGCCGTAGGTCAATACGGTTACGACGATAACGACGACAGCTGCTGCTGCGGGTGTCATGCCCTCCTGTTTGTAGTCCCATTTATCGTAAGCAAGCTGCACCTGATTCCAGTTGATGTTTTTCGCAACTTGAAGCTGTTTTAAATAAGCATACTCGGGCTGTTTGGTGAGGGTTTCGATTTGGGTTTTCAGATTGCCTTTGGGAATATCGACAATGTAACCGCCGGGTGCGGACAGTACGGGCGCAACGGGACCGGTGAAACTCGGCAATTGCAAGGTTTCGATGTTACTGCCCCGTCCTGCCTGTTTTTGCCATAGAGCAGATTTGCTGCTGCTCACGGTTTCGTTGTGGATCGTGGTTTTGATGCCTTCAAGAATAATCTTGGCATCTGCTCGTGCCTGATCGCCTACACCTGCACGGATGGCTGCGCCGCCCAGCGTGGTTTCAAACTGGGTGCCTTGCAGTTTGGCGTCCCAGCCTGATTGCAGGTTGGCCGATTCTGCAACTACCCTTGAGGGCAGGGCGGTTTTCATGGTGTGGGTGGTGGTGTCGTGTGCTTTGCTGTAGCTGATGCCGAGAAATCTGCGCCTTTTTTGGCTGTCTAGTTTGTCGTAGTTGAGCTCTTCTACGGCATAGAGTGTCAATTTCCGCCCGGCTTCGATGTTAATGCTGCCTTTGGGGGCATCGAATGCGGTGGCGTAGGCGTCGATGCTGCCACCAGATTTGATGTCGATGCCTTGGGATGCGCTGAGGGTTACTGCGTCGGGCTTGGCGTTTTTGTGTTCTTTGACTTCGGTAATGTGTTTGCGGTTGTACCATTTGCCGGTTTTGTAGCTGCGGCGTTCAAAGGTATAGAGTTCGCTCTGTCTCGCATAGTAATATTGGTCACCGTAAGATTGAATTTTGATTTTGCCGTTTTCCGAACTGATATCCGTGGTGCTGAGCAGGATGCGACTGTTCTCATTGGCATACGGTGCGCTAATGCTCACACCGGTTTTACCCGAAAGTTCTGCAGCAAGCGTAGGAGGTGTCTTCAGCACGCACGCGTCTGGGCAGTATATAGGGAATCTGAATATTTACTTGCATAACAAATGCCGTCTGAAAAAATTGAGCTTTTCAGACGGCATTGAGCCGTAAATCATGGAACGCGTGCGCGCTGAAGCACACACCTTACGCATGGATTT